ACAGCCCTGCGGCTGAAAGCAAAAACGACATCTTCGGAGTGGTCGCGTTTCGCGTCCTCCAAGATGCCGTCCGCAAAGCCGAGCTCCACGGCTTTATTGGCGTTCATATAGGTTTCGCCGTCCATGAGATGGGAAATCTTCGCCCGCGATTGCCCGGTCTTGATTTCGTAGGCATTGATGATGCTTTCCTTGACCTCGTCCAGCATGGCGATGGCTTTCTGCATTTCCTCGGTATCGCCAATTGCGACAGTCAGCGGATTGTGAATCATCATGAGGCTGGTCGGTGCCATAAGAACCTGCGTTCCCGCCATTGCGATGACAGACGCCGCCGAAGCCGCGATGCCGTCAATCTTCACGGTCACGTCGTGCGGGTAATCCATGAGCATGGCGTAGATCTGCGATGCCGCCACGCAGTCGCCGCCGGGAGAGTTGATCCAAACGACGATGTCGCCGTCGCCTGAAACAAGCTCGTCCTTGAACATCTTCGGTGTGATTTCATCGTCCCACCAGCTTTCGTCCGCAATAGTGCCATCGAGGAACAGGGTGCGGACGCCCGTCTCCTCGTTTTCGTCCCAGTTCCAGAAGTGCGTCTTATCACGCGCCTTTGCGGGACGACTTTTTGTTTTGTCCATCCGATTTTTCCTCCGTTTCGGTTGTAGTTGGCGTTACCGCCGTATTTGCGAACGCCCCAGCATCCTCCAGCTTGGTCATCGCGCCGTTGATAAGATAAAGGTCGCCGCCGAGGTCGGCAGGGATTCGGTCGAGGTTTTCAAGCGCTCGTATATCATTTGCCGACATCCAGCCGTTTTGTCGAGCGGTCGCGTAGCCTGTCATGCGCGATGCGTAGTCGCCGCGAAGCAATCCGTCTACATTAAATTTTGTGAACACCGTGCGTTTTTCGCTGTCGAGCAGAAGCGCCTTATTCATTGCCTGTTCCCAGCGGATCACCCACGGGTCAAGGGTGTATTTCACAAACTCCAGCGACTGCTGCTCAATATTAGAAAAGCTCGACTTTTCGAGGTCAGCCAGCATATGCGGCGGCACCCTGAAAATTCGAGCGATTTCGTTGATTTGGAACTTGCGCGTTTCAAGAAACTGCGCCTGTTCCGGCGATATGGCGATGGGCGTGTATTTCAGCCCTTCCTCCAGCACAGCTATTTTATTGCTGTTGGAGCTGCCGCCGAAGGTGGACTGCCAGCTTTGCCGGATACGCTCAGGGTCTTTGATCGTACCCGGATGCTCCAGCACACCGCTCGGTGCTGCACCGTTGGCGAAGAACTTCGCACCGTATTCCTCCGCAGCCATTGCCAGACCGACTGCGTTCTTCGCCATCGCAATCGGCGAGTAACCGACCAGCCCGTCGTAGCCAAGCCCCAACACATGAAGCACATCGCTTGGAGCGAGGATAACATCGGACTGTTTATTCTTGCCTACCTCCGGCGCATCGTCGCTGTTTTTCGTATAGCGGTAATAGAGCCGTCCCTGACTGTCGCGGTCAACCTTCATGCGGTTGGGCATCAGCGGGTAGAGTGCCACGACCTCGCCGCGAGCGTTGCGGATAATCTGCGCGTAGGCGTTACCAGACAGCAGCAGGTGGTTCATCATCGTTTCCCGAAAGACAAACGAGGTCATTTCAGGATTCGGCTCGTCGTGCAGGACCCGCCACAGCGGGTGGTCGAGATACTTTTCCTTGCTGCCGTCCTCGCCGTATTTGTACAAAAACAGCGGCAAACCCGCGATTGCCTCCGAAAGAATGCGAACACAGGAATAAACCGCTGTCATTTGCATGGCAGTATGTTCGTTGACCACCTTACCAGCAGAAGAATTGCCCCAAAGAAAGCTGCTGCCGCCAAGATTTTTAGCAGAGTGTCTCTGTGACGGCTTGTCGCGGGGCTTGAAAATACCTTGTAGTATGCCCATAGGCTGATTGCCTCCTTACCAAATGAGCAAGCCGCGCTTGTCATAAACGCTCTCGCCCGTATCGTTTCCGCACCGAATTGCCCGGTCGAGCGCCATGATAGTGGCGACCGCACCGTCGATTTTCTCTGTGGATTTCTCCTTGTCCGCCTTGATGTTTCCGGCGGGGTCGGTGCGGATGTAAATGTTGTCCATCATCCAGCGGAGAATCGGATTGCCACCGTGCGCCAGCTTTTCCTCCAGCGTCAACTTCATCAGCTCCTTGGTCGGTGGTGACATATCCTTGAAGCCCTGACCGAAGGGCACGACCGTGAAGCCCATGCCCTCAAGGTTCTGCACCATCTGGACGGCTCCCCAGCGGTCAAAGGCTATTTCGCGGATGTTGTATTTCTCACCCAACTGTTCAATGAACTGCTCGATGAAGCCGTAATGCACCACGTTGCCCTCGGTAGTTTGCAGAACACCCTGCCGCTGCCAGAGGTCGTAATTGACATGATCACGGCGCACACGCAGGTCAATGTTGTCCTCTGGAATCCAGAAGAATGGGAGAATGCTGTACTTGTCATCCTCATCGCCGGGTGGGAACACCAGCACGAAAGCCGTGATGTCCGTGGAGGACGAAAGGTCAAGCCCGCCATAACAGACGCGACCTTCGAGTGCGTCGGGATTTACCGCAAACGCGCATTTATCCCATTTATCCATCGGCATCCAGCGTACCGCCTGTTTAACCCACTGGTTGAGCCTGAGCTGACGGAAGCTGTTCTCTTCGCCGGGATTCTGCCGCGCCGACTCAAACGCCGCCTTGACCTTATCCATGCCGACAGTGATACCCAAGCTGGGATTGGCTTTTTTCCACACCTTCGGGTCTGTCCAATCGTCCTCCTGCGCCGCGCCGTAAATGACTGGATAAAAAGTCGGGTCATGCTTTCTGCCGTCGATGATATCCAGCGCCTTTTGATGTACCTCCCAGCAGATGCTGTTCTGGTTATCTCCGGCGGTGGTGATGAGAAAATACAGCGGCTGCATTCTCGCGTCGCCGCTGCCTTTTGTCATGACGTCAAACAGCTTTCGGTTGGGCTGCGTGTGCAGTTCGTCAAATACCACGCCGTGGGTATTGAAGCCGTGCTTGTTGCCCACATCGGCGGACAAAACCTGATAAATGCTGCCGGTGGGTTGAAAAATGAGCCGCTTGGTAGCGTCCAGAATTTTTACCCGCTTGGAGAGCGCCGGACAGTATCGCACCATATCTGCAGCTACATTGAAAACAATGGACGCCTGATTGCGGTCGGCAGCGCAGCCGTAGACCTCGGCGCGTTCCTCACCGTCGCCGCAGGTGAGCAACAGAGCGATGGCTGCTGCCAACTCACTCTTGCCCATCTTTTTTGGGATCTCCACATAGGCAGTGTTGAACTGTCGGTAGCCGTTTGGCTTCAATGTTCCGAAAAGGTCACGAATGATCTGCTCCTGCCAGTCGATGAGCTCGAAGGGCTTTCCCGCCCATGTGCCCTTGGTATGGCAGAGCGACTCGATGAACGACACGGCATAGTCGGCGGCGGCTTTATCGTAGGTGGAATCTGACGCTTTGAAGCGCGTTTGTTTATACTTTTTCAGTTTTCGCAATGCTTGCCGCCTCCCTCCGGACATAAAAATAGACACTCTTCGGTGCCTTCAATAATCTATCTGTACGAGATACACGCCGTCTCCGGCGCGTTCTCGGCTATTTTATTTAGCGCGGGTTAGTGGTTTTCACTGTGAAGCAGAATCTCCAGTGCAAGCTGCGTGTCTGGGTCGACAGGCTCGACATCCCAGCCTCTGTCGTAGTTGCATACGATAGCACCGCTCCGTTTGAGCGTCAGCTTGCTGATGCGCCCGCCGTTGATGCCGTACTGTGAACCTTCATCATACTGCTTCATCCAGTAGTGAAAAACGCTGTTGTGAACCTTCAGGCTTCCTTCTTTCCACATGGTGCCATCCTCCTTAAAACCGCTCGATGCGGACGCTGTCGTCTGCTTCGAAGATTACCTTGTAGCGGGTTTCTGAGCCGTCGGCCTTCTTGGAAATCAGGCGAATGCCACCCTCGTAGGCGCTGTAAGCCCGGTCGAAATGCTCACCCTGCGGGAGCTGGCTTTTGGCTTGCTTTAGCTGCTTCTCTGTCATGGTCGTGTCCTCCTTAGTTTTTCTTGCTGTTCCAGCGGCTGTCCATCTCGACCATCAGGTCGTGGTTGCGGCTGATAAGCTCTCTTTTCCTTTCAAGGCTTGCGGTGCGAAGTTCGCAGCGATTCTTGAACAGTTCGTTTTCAAGCTCCTTGTAGGTCATCGTCTTTGTGCTTTTCATGCTGTGTGCCTCCCTTGTTTTGTTATACACATATTCGCTCTAAAAGCACATAATAGCAAGGCAATTCGGAGATGTTAACCGCTATATATAGCACAATCTTTGGCGCGATCATACCACATATAGCTGTGTAGTTTATGCCTCGCCGGTGAGGATGAAATGCGCATATTCGCGGCGGTGCGACTCCAGATACACGACCAACTCGAAGAAGCCCATGTCATTTGCGATGCGCTGTACCGCGTTCACGTCGAACATATTGGTAAGCCCCGTGTCACGCACGGCGAGGATTTGCTCTTTGATTTTCTCAGTCATCATCGCACCTCCGGCATGAGTCCTCGCCGTAGGCGACCGAAAGACCGCAGCCATTGTCCCACGCCACCATGATCGAGCCGATGTCGTCCACGCCGCGCACGGTGCCTCGTGTGTCGACTGGCGGCGCTTGTGGGTCGTCCATGCGGAGAAGCTCCACACGGCAGCCGACCGGGTAACGCTTGCGGAGGCTCTCAACCAGTTCCTTACTTGGAAAGCTCATCATCAGCCACCTCCTTGTCCTGCAGGCTCATCACGTCGTCATAAAGACCGGCGTCGCCTTCGATTTTCTCGATGTACTCCTGTGTCTTGGGGTTACCGCTCTTGAAAGCGCCGCTGCCGGTCAGGTTGCGAAGCAGAATTTTACGCGCCGCCTTGTACTCGTCGCCGATGAAGCCGAGTCGAAGGAGGAAGCAGCGGAAAGCGTACTTCTCATTGTCTGTGTCCTTTTCCTTGGCAGTGACTCGCTTCTGCGTTTTTGCCATGCCGATGAGCTTGCCGGTGAAATGGGCGTAGGCGCTGATTTCCTCCGGCGAGGGGAAACCATTAAACCACGGGAAGTTGACCGTCTCGTCCGTGACCTCAATCGGCAGAGCATCCGCGCCCAGAGCCTTTTTGATGAGCGATTCCTTACTTGCCACCAACAATCGCAAGTTTTCGAGCGCCGCATCGCTGATGTCCTTTCGAGGGTAGGAGATAACAAGGGAGTCACCGGCTTCTTCCGGCGCGTTATCGTCAGGCGCATTCTGCGACTCCGCTTCAAAGCCCTGTTCGTGCAGCCGCTCGATGAGCCTTTCGATTTCCTCACTGTCGGCGCGGTCGTCGAAGCTGACGGTGCCGTTCTTGTCGATGGTGAAATTGTCCACCTCGTAGGTAAAGGTGGGAGCACCCTTATATTTTGCCGCGCAGCCTGTAGCCTCCGCCATCGCTGTGACCAGCCGTTTCCTGTCGCTGCCGGTCAGCTTGTACCTGAGTTCAAATGTGTTTGCCATAATGTTTGCCGCCTTTCTTTGAGCCGATGCTTCG